GGAATAAGTTCCAAGCAGGTTATAATTAACTAAATAACTTAGTAGAATTACTAATACTATGAAACCTACACCAAGAGAAGCAAAACTAATTCACGAAAAGTATGATAGAGTCGTGAAGCATTTAATCGATGAAAAATATGCTGTTGATAAAGATGCAGCAGATAAGATCATCTCAGGTATGAGCCAAGACTGGTACGATACCATCGCAGAATAATGAAAACGTTCAAACAATTTCAAGAGGGATTTCTTAAGAAAGCAATTATTACCACTGCACTTGCCACTCCTTTTTTAGCAAAGAAGTTTTTGAAGCCAAAATCTGACAAGGCAATTGATAAAGGTAGAAAAGAATTGAAAATTGGTGGCGATAAGAGAAGTGGAAACACTGACTTTCAAAAAGGTGTAGATGCATTGAAACAAAAAAAAGAAGATAAGAAAAAAGGTAATGTAAAAGTTTTTGGAGATCCAACAGGACAATATAGCGACTTTTTTAAATAATTATGAAACATATTATAAATCGTGCTGACATCATCGGTGGTCTAAAGTGTGTCGAACTCGCAAAGAAAAATCCTCAGTATTATCAACCAGGTGTGGGTGTAACAGAGGAATTTAAATTAAAAAAGGATTAGAAAAAGAGGACTAAATAATTCTATATGATATAGGATTATGACTAGTTTGATTATATCAAAAAAGAATGAAGTTCATCTTCATATTGAATCTGATATACATGTATACTATGAGTTGGCAGATTACTTCACGTTTGAAGTACCTGGTGCAAAGTTTATGCCGACTTATAAAAATAAGTATTGGGACGGAAAGATAAGGTTATTTAATATTCAGAATGGACAGATATATGTTGGATTATTAGATAAGATAATACAATTTTGTAAGGATCACGAATATACATACGAATTTCAAGAAAGCAAATATTATGGTTTACCCTTTGAAGTAAATCCTACTATTTCAAAAGAGGGTGTCAAAGATTATGTGACATCAATATCGAAATATAAACCTAGAGATTATCAGGTTGATGGAATATATGATGCCTTAAAACATAATCGTAAACTATTGATATCTCCAACTGCTTCAGGAAAGTCGCTGATGATATACGGTATTGTGAGATATTTTGTTGAAAGAAACCAAAATACTCTGATTGTTGTTCCAACGACTTCCCTTGTAGAACAAATGTATAAAGACTTTGCGGACTATGGATGGGATGTAGGTTCATATTGTCATAAAATATATGCTGGAAAAGAAAGAGATACAGATGCACAGGTTATAATTACAACTTGGCAATCAATTTACAAACTACCTCGTAAGTATTTTGAAAGATTTTCTGTAGTTATAGGTGATGAAGCACATCAGTTTAAATCAAAATCCTTAGTATCTATCATGACAAAACTTGGAAATGCCAAATATCGTTATGGATTTACAGGAACACTTGATGGTACACAAACTCATAAGTGGGTATTAGAAGGTCTCTTTGGTCCTTCTTATAAAATTATTAAAACGGACGAGCTCATGAAGAAAGGTCATGTGGCGACGTTGGATATAAATGTGCTTCTATTGAAACACCCACCAAATAAATTTGAAACATTTGAGGATGAGATACAATATATTATAACCCATAATAAAAGAAATAATTTTATTCGGAATCTTGCACTTGATCTAAAGGGTAATACTCTAATATTATTTGCAAGAGTTGAGGGTCATGGAGAACCATTATACAACCTCATAAATAATAATAGCATTATTGAAAGACATGTGTTTTTTGTTCATGGCGGTGTTGCCACGGAGGACAGGGAGAGAGTCCGAGAAATCACTGAAAGTGAGAATAATGCGATTATCGTTGCATCCTACGGGACTTTTTCCACTGGTATCAACATCAAGAACTTACATAATATAATTTTTGCATCTCCCTCCAAGTCAAGAATACGTAACCTTCAATCAATAGGTCGTGTTCTTCGTAAAGGAAGTAACAAATCAAAAGCAACTCTTTATGATATTGCTGATGATATTAGTTACAAATCAAGAAGAAATTATACACTTAATCATCTAATTGAAAGAATTAAAGTGTACAATGAAGAAAACTTTAATTATGATATAGTAAATATACCACTCAAAAAATGATGGGAGACGAATTTCACGCAGTATTAAAATTAGTTACGGGCGAAGAAATATTTGCCCTAGTCTCCGTTGACGAAAATGATGGAGATCCAATTATAATGCTTTCAAATCCAGTAGTAATGAAAATGCTCTACAATGGTGCAGGACAATATGTAAAAGTTCGTCCGTGGTTAGAACTCCCTACTGAAGATCTTTTTCTTATGAAGTATGATAAGATAATTACTATGTCAGAAATCAGTGACAAACAAATGATTAAGTTCTACAATAGATACCTAAATGAAGATGACGTTGATATTGAACTTGACGGTAAAGTATCTTTAAATCCAAAAATGGGTTTAATTACTACAGTTGAAGATGCTCGCAAGAGCCTTGAGAATATCTTTAATAGTAATACAGATAAGCCCAACTAACCTTTCAACCCTTACAGTGTTGATTGTAACTGTTTTTAAGGGTATTGTCAAGTCCACTAAAAAATGTTATAATATCAGTATATTAAGTCAAGTATATGGCAAAGAAAAAATCAGAGCATTATGTAAACAATAAACAGTTACTAGAGGCATTGATTGTCTATAGAGCAAAGGTTGCTACTGCAAAAGAAAATGATGAACCCAAACCAAGAATTACAAATTATCTTGGAGAGTGCTTTCTGAAGATTGCAACACACTTGTCATATAAACCAAACTTTGTAAATTATATGTTTCGTGATGATATGATATCTGATGGTATTGAGAACTGTGTTCAGTATATTCATAACTTTGATCCAGAGAAATCAAGAAACCCATTTGCTTACTTTACTCAGATAATACACTATGCATTCCTAAGAAGAATACAGAAAGAAAAGAAGCAGTTAGAAATTAAAACAAAGATAATTGAAAAGACAGGTTATGATGAAGTAATGACTGTGGATGATGGTGCACTCGCTGGTGCAAGTTCTGATTATAATACAATTAAAGATAATATTCAATATAAGTCTTCCAATAGATGAAATTAGCAATTATCACAGATCAGCATTTCGGTGCAAGGAAAGGTGCTGAATATATTCATAATTATTTTAAAAAGTTTTATGATGATATTTTTTTCCCATACTTAGAAAAAAACAAGATTGATACTGTTATCGATATGGGTGACACTTTTGATAACCGTCGTAATATTGACCTAGCATCGCTTGAGTGGTCGAAGAAAGTCTATTATGATCGATTACAGGCAATGGGCATCACTGTTCATACAATCGTTGGAAATCATACTGCATACTATAAAGATACAAACGAAATCAATACTGTAGACCTTTTATTAAAGGAGTATGATAATGTAATAGTTTATTCAGAACCAACTGAAATTAATATTGATGGATTAGATATTTTATTGCTTCCTTGGATTAACGAAGAAAATCGTACACAGACAATGGGAATGATTGATAAGTCAGTTTCTAAAGTTGCAATGGGTCATTTAGAGTTGAATGGATTTGTTGCAACTCGTGGACATATGATGGAAAATGGTATGAATATTGATGTATTTGATAAATTTGATGTAGTATACTCAGGACATTTTCATACCAGATCTACTAATGGTAAAATATCTTATCTTGGCAATCCTTATGAAATGTTTTGGAATGATGTGAATGATCCTAGAGGATTTCATTTATTTGATACTGAAACAATTAAACACACTCCAATTAATAATCCATACCGTTTATTCTATAATGTCTACTATGAAGATACCAATTATAAGTTATTCGATAGCCGAGAGTTCAAGAATAAAATAGTAAAACTTATAGTAAAGAAGAAAACCGATCAAAAGCAATTTGAAAAATTTATAGATAAATTATACAACTCTGGTATTCAAGACCTTAAGATTATTGAGAATTATATTCTTCAAGAGAGTGAGGACTTTGAAGTAGAGGAAACTGAAAATACTATTGGTATATTGAATCGTTATATTGATGAATCTGAGTTTGAAGGAGATAAAACTCTCATTAAAGATATTCTACAGAAAATATATTCAGAAGCTTGCGAGGTAGATTAGTGTATCTTTTAACAATAAACGAAAGGCAGGACAATGGTGCCTATGCTGTTCTTAATCGGTATGGGGAAAAAGTTCTCTTCATGTTTGAAGAAGAGGACGATGCGGAAAGATATGCTATGATGTTGAATGATGATGAGAAGGACAGTGAGTTAAATGTTATAGAAATTGACGATGCAGTTGCCATAATGACATGTAAGAGGTATAATTATAAGTATGCTGTGATTACCCCTAATGATATCGTGATACCACCAAAGAATGATAACGTTTCAAAAGATTAAATGGAAGAACTTCCTCTCAACAGGGGATCACTTTTCAGAAATTGACTTTACTAAAAATGGAACTAACCTTATTGTAGGAACTAATGGTACAGGTAAATCAACTGTGCTAGATGCTCTTACTTTTAGTTTGTTCAACAAACCATTTCGTAAGATAAACAAATCTCAACTTATTAACGCTACAAATGAGAAAGATTGTTTAGTTGAAGTGGAATTTAATATTAATGGAAAAGAATATCTTGTAAGAAGATCAATTAAACCAAATTTATTTGAAATAGAAGTTAATGGTCAGAAAATGCATAAACAGGCAGATGACCGTGCAATGCAGAAGATATTAGAAGAAAATATATTAAAGGTAAACTATAAATCATTTACTCAGATTGTCATTTTAGGTAGTAGTGCATTTGTTCCTTTTATGCAATTGTCTGGTACAAACCGAAGAGAAGTGATTGAAGATTTATTAGATATTCGTATATTCTCTGCTATGAATACTATTATCAGAGATAAGATAAGGAAACAGAAGGAAGAAATACAAGTATTAGATTTGAAAAAGGATAACATTAAAGATAAACTGCAGATGCAAGAAAAGTTTATTGAAGAGTTAGATAATCGTGGTAAGGAAAATATAAAGGGTAAAAGAGAAAAAATAGATGAACTGATAAATGAAACTGATAGTTATACATCAACTAATGAGCAGTTGCAAAGTGATGCTCTTGACCTCACTAAAGAACAAGAAAAGGTAACTGGATCAAGTAAAAAATTACGGTCTCTTAACAATCTAAAGGGTAAATTAAGTCAGAAAGTAGCAACCATTACTAAGGAACATAAGTTCTTTAGTGATAATGTAACATGCCCTACATGTACTCAATCTATAGAAGAATCGTTTCGTTTAAATAGAATTAATGATGCTCAAACTAAAGCAAAAGAGTTGCAAACTGGTTATCAGGAACTAGAAAAAGCAATTAAAAACGAAGAAGAGCGAGAGCATCTCTTCACTAAAATATCAAAGGAGATTACTAAACTCAACAATGACATTTCTCAAAATAATACTCGGATATCTGGACATAACCGACAAATCAGGGATTTGGAATCAGAAATTCAGAAACTTACCGACCAACTTGCAAATAGAAATACTGAACATGAAAAATTAGCAGAGTTTAATAATAATCTCCAAAGTGTTTTTAAAGAATTAGCAGACAAGAAAACCCAAATCACGTATCATGATTTTGCATATTCTTTGTTAAAGGATGATGGAGTTAAGACTAAAATAATTAAAAAGTATCTACCATTTATCAATCAGCAAGTAAATCGTTATTTGCAGAAGATGGATTTCTATATCAACTTTAGGTTGAATGAAGAATTTAATGAGACGATTGAATCACCAATTCATGAGAACTTTTCGTATAGTTCTTTTAGTGAAGGTGAAAAAATGCGTATTGACTTAGCATTATTATTCACTTGGAGAGAAGTTGCAAGAGTAAAGAACTCAGTCAATACTAATCTTTTAATTATGGATGAAGTATTTGATAGTTCTCTTGATGGTATGGGAACTGATGAATTCTTAAAGATTATTCGATATGTGATTAAAGATGCAAATGTATTTGTAATATCACATAAACCAGACTTACAAGAAAAGTTTGAGAATGTTATTCGCTTTGAAAAGTTGAAAGGTTTTTCACGGATGACATCTTAATAAATACCTAAAAAACTATAAAAATGGTTTGGCATATTAAAAAATCAAGTATGATGGGTGTAGGAGTAGGTACCGTTTATTACAAAGGTGATAATCGTTGGACTGAGACTTATGCTGATCGTTCTACATATACTTCTCAAGCGAAGGCAAAGGCAGAGAATTATATTTGGGAAAAGAAAACCACTGCAGGTTGGGATGTAACTGCTGTAAACGAAAGCTGATGTTTATTTTTTCCTTTATATTATCATTATTCGCTAATCACTTACCTGTGATGTATGTTCAAGTACCTCAGTGGGCA